TTGATTTTCTTTCTTTAAATGGATTTGGTTTAACTGCTTCGAACTTCCTACCTCGCTTGTCGAATCCCTTGATCCCTGCTTTGAAGTAGAATGGTTCACTCTCGCCCTTCTTGATATAGGCAACCAGGGTGGTCCCTTCCAGCAGGTATGTGTGGGCTGGAAAAAGACCCCCGGTTGTTTCCCGGAGGGCTTCCATCAATCTAACCTGCTTCCTGCGTAGACCTTGTCCAGGCCCAGCTTGGTCTTCAGCACCTCTGCGTAGGCTTCAGCGCCTGCTTCCAGAACGCTCACACTCTGCACACCTGCTTGGCTTGGATTCCACAGCTGGAGACTGCCTGTGTAGTTCTTGCGGAAGCCAGCGGCCTGCAACCACTTGCCCAACTTGGAGTTAGAACGGACACCGTAGACGTCCACCCAGGCAAAACCACAGGCGTCACGATCACCGTGCTTCTGTAGGAATGCCTTAGCGGCTGTACGGGCCTGCATACCAGCTTCGTTGGTTGCGTCTTGAACTGCCTGCTCTGTGATTACGATTGCTGTCATCTTTCGCTCCTTTTGTTTAACTTAGTCTCTAGTATAGCACCAGTCGCCCAATCTGTCAACCAAAATCAGTGGCATTCCTGCATATAAATTGGCTGACCGTATTGGTTGATACGATCAAGACGGGTCCAGCATCGTGGCACGTGGGGGAAGTTGACCCGGGGATCTTGATAGATTGGCACTTGCACAGGTGGAGTAGGAACTCGCTGTGGTTCGGTGGCCTTGGCGATCTGATAGCCAATGAATCCGCCCAACAAGGTGCCTATGATCGCATGATCCGTTTGGGTGTCTGCATGAGCACCGTTAGCGACCAAGATCACGATCATTGCGACAAGAACCTTTTTCATGATGTACTCCATCTGTTGCTTCAGTGTCTAAAGTATAACACCGATCAACCAAAGTGTCAACCGGGTTTGGAAAGACCCTTTAGCTGTTCAGGGTATTGTAGGGATCGTACTCTTGTGGCGCATCTGCCACACCCATTTCCTCTAGTGCTCCTAGCACGATCTCGATGGGGCAATCCAGCATGATCGCGATCACCTTGGCACTGTGGCCTTCGATGTAGAGTTCTTGAATATCGTAGCTAAGTTCTGCCATTTTGCTCATATCGTTTCCTTTGATTGTAAGAATGTTACTAACTCGTCTTCCACGTCTTCTAAGTGGAAGTCATCTGATGCCCAGTCAACCCACTCTTCTGTGAATACTTCTACAGTACCATCCCAGAGCTGCTGTCGTGCAGCTTCTTCGGTCTTGGCTTCCACTATATAGGTTTCAGAGACTATGGCATTACGCCAAAATGTGTACTTAGGCATCATTTGGCCATTTCAACAGACTTCTCTTTGACTGTGTCAACGCCACGATCCAACATCTTGGCAATACCGCTGAAACCAACAGTTGCCAACACTAGACCAAAAATTGTACCTGCGATAAATGCTTTCATGATTGCTCCTTAAAGTAAATTGCCTGCATACGATTGCTCACGCGATCTTCTACGAACGCATAATCGTTTTCAAAGACCACATTGGGATTGGCTAGGATCTTCTTAGCCATAATACGAACGCTTCGCTCGTTGATGCTGTCGGTTACATCATAGCCTGGGCCGTGATTCTTAGCACCGTCTGCCGTGTACGAATACTTGCCTAGGCACCCACACATACAGCCTATGCGGCCGTTGTATACCTTTACAATTCGATTTACATCTAACATACTCGCTCCTTAGTGTCTATGTGTGTATTATACAATCAAAAAGCCAATCTGTCAACCACGGACTAGATCGAAGATTGAGTTTTGCAATCTTGCCACATCTTCGTTGGGCACATAGAAGTCGGTACGTGGATCCCAGTACTCACCCGCCTTAGGGTCATAGTACAGGACCTGACCGTTGGGATAGTGGAAGGGACCCTCGAGTCCTGCTCGTGGACCGTATTCCTGATTGTGCTTGAAAACAGTGTAGGCCATCTAGAACTCCTTGTTGTCTGTATGTGTCTATTATATGCGATCTAGAAGGGTTTGTCAACCAAAATAATAGCCCTAGGATTAGTAGGGCTATTACGTGCATACGTGTAGCAGCGGGGCCAGTTGCTAGTGTGGCTTTTTTACCACACCCCTGGCACTCCAATCAGCTCGCTTCCTTCTCATAGATCACTGTCTGACCAAAGGGTGCTTCTGCTTCTGTATTGCCTTTGACAATAAAGATCGTATCGCAGTAGTCCTCTTCGCCCCAACCACCACAGGGGTAGCCGTCAGTGAACATGATGAACTTCTTGGGCTGGATGCCATTGTCACGCATGAACTGCCAGTTGACTTCAAAGTCTGTGCCACCACCACCCTGAGGTTCGTAGTCTAACAGGTCTTCGCTATTGTCATGGCTGATCTCTTTGTGGTTATAGATCTCAGTATCAAAGCACCAGAGGTTGACCTTGAAGTCCTCGTACTGGTCCATGATGCCCTTGACCTCTGAAAGGAATACAGTTGCATCCTCCATGCCAATAGAACCGCTCATGTCAATGCTAATGCCTACGTCAATAGTGGTAGCCTCTTTCATGCCCGGGAGGATAGCACCACTATGCCAGCTCTTACGGTTAGGACGAGTAAAGGAGTAGTCATTGCGGATAATGCTTTGGATCTCTTGACGAACAAGATCGCGCCAGTTAATCTTAGGCTCAGTCATGTCCTTGATCAAACGCTGGATACCTGCAGGAGTCTTGCCTGCACCTGCCGCCGCGGCACTCTGGATCATGGCCTCTTTGATCTCGTCACGGATCTTTTGTGCTTCTTCTTTAGACATAGTAGGCATACCACCCTTGCCTTCTTTGTCACCGTCTTTGCCAGCGCCGGGTGCATTGCCGTCTTCGTTAATGTGCTCGTCAAGCAGATCACCCAATTGCTTGAGCAGATCAGGCATACTGATCTTTTCTGCTTTTTCGAAGAGCTCGTCGTAGATCTCTTCCCAAGCCATGCCGCGATACTTTGGATCGTAGCAGATCTTAACTTCAGTGATCTTCTCGCCAATACGCTCGTCAACAAGAATCTGATTGACAGCGAAGTCTTGTGCAATGTTAGACAGTTGGCGATCGCGTGAACCTACACGACCAAAGTGGTCAAAGACGCAATGGCAAATCTCGTGTCCAAAGAGGAACTCTAGTTTCTTAACAGAAAGTTTCTTAACGAAGTCTACATTGTAGTAGAAGTTTCGGCCGTTAGTCGCGGCAGTCGGGCACCACTCCGATGCGTCAATCAATTGCATACGGGTTGCCATGTTGCCGAAGAAAGGTGCCTTAAGCAACAGTCCTACACGGGCTGTCGTTAGTTTATCGATAATAGGATCAAATGCCATGTGTCGCTCTCCTTAGTATGTGTTTATTATAGCACCAATCTAGGGTCTTGTCAACCGACCGGGATGTTGTATTTACGCAACACCCCGGCACTCTATAGGTGGGCGGGCAAGCCCTGAGAAGCCCCCCGCCCCTGCTACGGGCGAGGTCTTAATTCTCCATAGCACTCAAAACATACTTGCCAAAACGCTTGTGGAACTCGTCGAACGACTTCATCTTTGTAGCGTCAAAGGGCAGGTTGTAATTTGTCAAACCTGTCTTTGCACCCATAACCACAAGCTCAGTTGGGAAATTGTCCATCATGTAGCGGAAGAAGTTATCTGCCTGAGAGTCAAAAGTCTTAGACTTCTTCTCTGCCGCATCCTTCAACTCATAGCACAGGCTAACAGTCAAAGAATACATCGCTGACACTTCCTTAATCTGCAGGTCCTTGACCTTACCGCTGAGGATGTCCTCTGCCTTAGGCAATTTGCCTGCAATCTTGCGGTGAGCCATAAACTTAACAGCCAAGCCGTCACCAACCGCACCAGCGATTAGGTTGTGCAGGGTATCAATGTCAGTGTCGTCGTCTTTCAACAAGTCGCTAACGAACACCCACGAGCGTGGAGTAGCAAATGCCTTTGAAGGGCTCTTAGGGTCAAAGTCATACAAGTCTTGCTTGGCAAAACCCACATAACCAACAACCTCAGGATGCACGGCATTCATAACCGCCCACTCTTGGAAGTCATCAAAGTCTACCTTTGCTTCCAAGTGGATGAATCGGTTAGCCAACGGAGCTGGCATACGATATGTCACGCCACGATCGCCTTCACGGTTACCAGCGGCAACAATGTCAACGCCCTTAGGCAAACTGTAGGTACCAACCTTACGGTTAAGAATAAGTTGGTAGGCCGCGGCCTGTACTGCCGGAGGAGCGGAGTTCAGCTCGTCCAAGAAGATAACGGCAGTGGACTCTGGGTCCGTAGGAAGCTCTGCAGGGGGAGCCCAAACCATCGCGCCTTTGTCAGCATTGTAATAGGGGATACCTTTGATGTCAGTAGGTTCCCAAAGTGCAAGACGAACGTCAATGACCTCACGACCTGCGTCCTCGCCAATCTGCTTGACGATGTCGGACTTACCAATACCTGGGGGACCCCACAGGAACACAGGACGGCGGGTTTGAATCGCCTTACGGATGGAACGCTTCGCGGCTTTAGGACCAACTTGGCGAACGCTAATATCTGTGGACTTTGCCATTTTAAGACCTCTTTCTTTCTCAGTTAAAGTTGCTTTCTCAGTGTTAATAGTATAACACCAAACATCTCAGTTGTCAAGCTCTTTTTACGAAATTTAATTGTGTTGTATTATCGCCACGAACACTTTTAATTTTTGCTTTGATGCTTAACTTCTGCCCTGCTTCCAAGTTACTATTATACCAGAAATCTACGAAACTGTCAACCAGTTTAGCGGTAACCCTGAACTTGTCATAGTCTTTGCTGTAATAGCACTTGACAACCTCGATCTCGCCCTGGATCTTGTCGCCTACATTGCCAGTCAGCTGAGTCGATGCACGAACTTCACGTGCCAGCTCGTTACGGCTTTGATCACGGATCATGACACTAGGCAGACAGCTTACCACAGCGAACTCCAGCAGGTTCTTGCCAGTGAACTCGTCCATCTGTGCTATACGCAGGGCCTGAGACTCAAAGTCGTTGATCTTGCCCGAGATCTGCTTGAGCAAGAAGCCGTTGAAATAGTTGCGAACCTCACGGCCCTTCTCGATGTCGGCTTCGGTTGTGGGGTTGGCACCTTCGCGGAGCCATTGCTTGACCATCAGCTTATTGGCCTGTCGACCACGGCAGGGCGGAACGGCATTGGGTAGCCACTCGTCCTCTTTAAGGTAACCACCGTTGATACGATCTGCCACGACTGCCAACGCCCAAACATGATCTGCTGTAAACATTGTTCGCTCCGTTTTGTTGCTGTATGTCTCTATTATATAGCCTCTTGCCCAAACTGTCAACCACTGAGACCGGAGTGCCAGGTCAAGAAAAAAGGTGTTGTATTTCTACAACACCCTCAAAAGACGCCCCGGGAGCGAATCGGCTTGTCTTTGTGAAGCTCTAATTAAAGAGTGATACCCATTGCCTTGGCCTTGTAGCCTAGAGCAACGATTTCACGTGATGGTTGACCCATGACGTATTCAGTAACAGTCACGCCGTTACCTGCCTTGCGGGTGTTGCTGTAGATAGCATAACCGTTCTGCTTGATGCGGCTTACTTCTGCGCTCAAGTTGCCAACGCCCAAGTCATGCTTGGCTTTGGATGCTGTCAAGGCTGCACCATTGTAGAGTGCGTTGAAGACTTTGAAAGTCTTGGTTTCTGGATTGAAACGTTTCATTTTTAAGTTTCCTTTGTTAGAGCTGTTTTCTAACAGCGTCATATAATAATACATGACCTGTTAGGAAAAAGCAATAGTCAGTCTTTCCGTTTTACCGTGACGTTTGCTCGAAGGAAGGCGCCCAAAAGAACCACAGCACACCAAGTCTCTAAACCGTAGGGGATAAGCAGAGCTGCCCCGAACAAGGTGTTCCACGACCAGATGACCAGGAACGGTCCTATGGCTAACAGGAAGATCACCAAGGCCACTACCAATATCACGTTAAACATTTTCTATCTCCGCGACTTCTTCAAGTCTTTTAAGTTCAGCAAGCTCTTTCTCGATCTCTTTGACCTTTCGCTTGCCATTTACATTTGTACCTTTTTGGTACACCACCCACACATGGTCTTCACAGTATACACGACCCGGAAAAGGTTTGCAACCGCACATAGTGAACGGGTACTCCTTTTGCTCCGGGCCAATATACTGGCACCCTGTTACCAAAGCGCCTTCCATGTTATGCTCTCTTCATCACAGTTACTTCTGCCATGCTCATCCAATTGCTTGGGAAGCTCTTACGCAAGTCTGCGACCTTCAATACAGTACGCAGGCTCAGCTCGCGCAGTTTAGACCTGTTGCTACCAACAAAGTCAACGACTTCGTCTTTAGCAATGTCTGACAGCTCGTAGTGATCCAACATGCCGTCTGCCACAATCTGCTTAATACGCAAGACCTTCTCGCGGTCTGTGTCCATTTGCAGGTCAATGTAGTGACAGCGTGACTCTAAGGCACCCAAGTGATCCTGTAGCTTCTTAGAGCGTACATTCTCAAACTTAATATTAGTGATAAAGATAGCACCTGCCTTAAACTCAAAGCGGTCTGGGATACCTTCGCTACGCAACAGGCGACTGTCTGTGTTCCAGCTAATAGTACGCTTCTTGCTAGAGTCAAGAGCCGCTTTCAAAATGTTCAAGCTCAAGTCGTCCAACAATACAGAGTCACAGTCATCAAACACAATGACGTTCTTCTCTGCACTGAACTCATAGAGCTTAGAATACAAGCCAATGGCACTCATAGCACCTTTCACAATCTCATAGCGAGGCTTGCGCTCACCTAGAGTATTGAACAAGTCGTCTTTGGTAAGTACTTCTTCAACACCAAAGCTCTTGCCTACGCCTGGGGGGCCTGTGACAATCATAGCACGAACGTCACCAGCTTTGACAGCCTTGGTCATGTCTGTAAGTACTTGGAAGCGAGCACGAGTCTTCTCGATGAGCTCTTCGTCCGTAATGTGCGCAACGGCACTGTCTGCAACCTTTAACTGTACCAAACTCTTTTCTCCTACAGGTTCGTCATCAATGTGTGACACCACGCGATATGCATTAATGCCTTCTACCTTAACGCGAATCTTCTTGTAGGGATTGCGTCCATTTTCAACTTCTTCACCAGCCAAGCAGGTGATTGCTTCGCCGTCAAAGTCCTTGACCATCTGCAAACGAATGCCGGGATAGATCAAGTTCTTACGAGCACCGTAGGTACCCTCCAAAATCTCAACTAGTGTAGCCATTTCTCGCTCCTTGTGTGTGTTAAACAATAACTCTATTATGCACTCAAACAAGGGTCTTGTCAACCCCTGTTTAAGCTCTGTTGTATTTAGGCAACAGCGTCCTCTGGCAGTTTAGCCAGGGCTTCTGCCAACGGTACCAGCTTCTTGTAGAACTGTTCGTCGGAGCTGTAGACGTTACCCACGTACCATACACCGTCCTTCATAATGTAGTACCACTCAGCACCGCAGTTGTCTACACTACCCAAGAACGCTTCAAAGGTTGCGTCAGTTTTGAAGTCCACGTTAGACTCGCCGCGATCGCGTCCGTAGAAGGTACACATGTTGCCAAACTGTTTTTCGTAGTCCTCTGCAGAGATCTCAGTGCCGTGATAGCCAAAGGCATGCTGTATGCCAATCTCGGGCTTCAAGGAACTCAAGTCGCCTAGGGCAACAAGGTTGTTGGCTTTGGCTGAGTCATAGTGCTTCTGCAGAATGCTGCCATTGTACTCCAAATAGCCGTCCCAGTGACAGTAGACAGACTTGCAGTTGTCGCCGTGCATTACGGCAATGCGTGAACGTGTACCCATTTTTCGCTCCTATGTTGTTAACGTATGTGTCTATTATATGCTCAAATCGTCTCGTTGTCAACCTCTGCAGATAACCCTGCAAACACTCGGGACAATTTGTAGAACTTGGGTTTGGCATCCTCTATGGCCTGATAGATCAAGTCCTCAGCAGTGCCATCCTTGAGTGTCTCACGAGCGTCTTCGTACATGAAGCCCCCTACAATAGCGTCACCTACTTCTAGGCCCTCTACGAACACACGGGCCCGCAACATGAACCAGTCCAGCTGTCCGCTGTTGACCTTGTCTTCCATTTCCTTGATATCGTAGCAGGTATCATCAAAGAGATCGCGGATTGGCAGGTCTTCCCAGCTCTTGTCCACTACGATCTCCAAGTCACCGCGCTGTTCGCGCAAGAGTTCATCCCAATAGCGCATCTTAGATCTCCATTTCGTATTCGTAGAACTTAACTGAGGGGTCCAGCTGTTTGAGTTGCTTGGCAGCAGTTGTCAGCTCCCTATAGCGTCGATTGACCTCTGATCTGGGCAGTTCCCCGTCGCAGGTCAAGTTCTCTGGGCTAAGAGCACTGTCAATCATGTCTGCAACACGTTGACGCCCTTGAGCAGTCTTGATCTCGTATTGCTCACCCTTGAAGAATGAGTTCCAGTGATTCTTCTGTTCTATAAACTTGCGTAATGTTTGCATGGTTCGCTCCTTGTTAACATGTGTTGATTATAGCAGCATTTTCGCCTATTGTCAACCAAAAGCCCTACTGGGCTTAGGGTTACATGCTCCAGTAGGCTTCACTTGACGGGCTACAGTGTCGGGGCGTATCGTAGCGTTCCTGATACTCAGCACCACCCATCATGTTGGTTCGAGTCACGTAGGTCTCGTGGATCTCAAAACGATAGCCTTGGTCCGGGTGGTATAGGTAGTAGATCTCATTTGATTCACGCAACATGGCCTCACGGTCCTTGCGATCGAAATCATACTTGCCAATGAAACGCTCGCCCGATTTGGTGCGACCGTCCCGCTTATAAACTTCTAGGGTGAACATCATATCAATCTCCTCGGCAGTCTGTGTTAAGGGCAGGTTTAAGTATACGACGGAGCTCTACTTCACGCTTGTGAGCAGCCGCTTTGCCACGTATGACTTCGTGAACTAGTACTTCAATCTCGCTCTTGTCCTTGAGTGAACGCAGAGCTTGGCAAAGCAGCCAGTTCTTTGACTCGGTTTTCGCACGGTAGAAGTGCTTGGCTGCACGAGCTAGAACTGACTTATTAATAGTAGATTCTGTCTTAGCTGTGACGCCAATGTAGTTCAAGCCGTTGATTCGCAGTTCATAGATGATATGATTGCGATCGGTGCGCTTTTTACGAGTGGTGTTTGTCTGTGTCATAGCTCTATTATACGGCCTCTGACCCATTCTGTCAACCGAAATGATTAGACCCTGTTGCGTCTAGGGTTTCTCGCTCTAGATACGTGCAATTGCTCGCTGTCCAAAATGTAGCCAAAATGCCACAGATTGGGCCTCGCTGCGGCACTCTCCTTCCAGCTGCGCTGCTGCTGTAGACGTGCTGTAGCTGCTGATTCGCCTACGCTGCACTGTGGAATGCTGCTGTATCATGGTGCCCGGAGCCGGAATCGAACCGGCACGCTCTGTTCAAGCGAGAGATTTTAAGTCTCTTGTGTCTACCTATTTCACCATCCGGGCTGCTGTTTGCTGCTGTTGAAGTGTTACTTATGTAATACTCTGCTGCTGACTGCTGCTGTTAACGTTAAGTGGCCACGCCTACTGGATTCGAACCAGTGGCCCACAGCTTAGAAGGCTGTTGCTCTATCCAACTGAGCTAAGGCGTGATTGTCTTGGTGGGCCCCCCGTGAGTCGAACACGGCACCAACGGATTATGAGTCCGCTGCTCTAACCAACATGAGCTAGAGGCCCGTATACGCTGCTATGTTTGTGAATCCTGTTCGTGCTGCTTGATCATTCTATATAGGGGTTCCATTCGTTCCTGAAACACTGTGGGAGCTTCACGTGCTGCGCACTGCATTTCATAATCACTGGGATAGTGCCGTAACATGCTGCGAGCTTCGTCTTTAACGGCCTTAGGAACTCGAGGTGTGGTCAGGATCTTCAATAAGAACCTCCGTGTAGCCACTACAGCACGATATCGTTCATCTGGTAATGTCATTTCTCTACTCCTAGCCAAGAGTCTTTTCTTAAGCATGTGTATATTATAACACTATCTAGGGTGCTTGTCAACCCGTCGACCTCTGGAATTGGCAATACTTTCACAGTGTTCTAGGAACTCTCTATATAGTACGGGATCCTGCTCAAAGATACTGGCTAGATGCCCTAGTATGAATCCCTGTACGTAGAGTTTACTGTGTCTAGGATCATCGTGAACATTTAGTGCATCTACTGTAGTACGTATATGCTCTGCTATGTATTCTGTTCTTGTACTGCTCAAGGTTCGCTCC